ATTTATAATTATATAATGTATCTATTTTTTAAATAATATAAAAAGAAAAGTAAAATGTAATAAAAAAAAATTATAATATAAAAAAAGATAAAAATTATAATATAAAAAAAGATAAAAATTATAATATAAAAAAAAGACAAAAATTATAATATAAAAAAAAAGTAAAATGTAATAAAAAAATTATAATATAAAACTATTTATATTATTATATACTTATTTTTTCATATAATAATATAAAAACCTTTAAATATTTCCAAAATTTATCTTTATTTTCTTCACTGATATTTTCCCATTTATCTGAAATTTTTATTTTATTTGAGAAAAAAGATTTTTCAATATGACTAAAAATAGTCAAATCCTTGTCTATCATATTTGTTTTATATTTATATAAATTAGTACTAAATAAATTAACTAATACTAATCTATCTACAACAAGCCCTAAATATATTTTATTAATAGTTTTTTCTATTTTTTTATGAATATAATTATCATCAATTATAGAGTCTAAAAAATTCATATATTCTATAACTTTATTATTAAATAATCCAATAGTATTTAGTTTTTGGGGATTTATATTTGAATTATTTGAATTATTTGACATTATATATTATAAATAAGTATATATCTATTTTTCTATATAATTTAATAAATTATAAATATTTTAATAAATTATAAATGCGTATTATTTATAATTATTTTATTTATAAATAATACATATGGAACTATTGTTAGTTTATAGTGATAAATGTAAAAATTCAGAAATTATTAAAAATTATGAAATATTTAATAAACTAGATAAATTAAATATTAATAAAAAAGAAGAATTAAAACAATTACCAAAATATGTTAAAACTGTTCCTACCTTAATTATAAAAAAAAATGAAAAAATAACAATTCTTAAAGATACAGAATTATTACAATGGATGCAAATAAATTCGAATTCACAAAATACTACCTATAATAATAATAATACATCAACAACAACAGTAAATGAATGTAATACTTTAGTTAATAATAAATTTTCATCCGATTATTCATTTATAGATTCAAAATCAGATAATCTTCTTGAAAGTTTCTACAGTAATATAAATTCAGATTGTGCTATTAATACACCAAATACAGAAAATACTCGATTAAATAAAACTTTAGATTCAGATTATGAAAAATTAATGAAATCTAGAAATGAAGAATTCAAATCTATTGATAGAGTTTAAAGACTTTTTATAAAATCTTTAATACCTTTTACAATAAAATTATCTTGTTTTGAATAATCCATATCTACATAATATTTTTTAAACCATTTAGCATATATTTCTAATTGTATTATAGTAAAATCTAATATAAATAATGGTGGTAATGGTAATGAATGAGAAAACATCATATCAGTTAATCTTTCTAATTCTTGTCTATTAGGAATCCATACTCCAAATGGATCTGTTGGATTTAATGAATTAAATGGTGTTCTAATGTGAACATTTTCATCATCATCTAAAGGCATCCATACTATATTTTTTGTTATAGGTGACTCAAATGAATTTGGCATATATTTTCTTTGTAAAAATAAAAATGTTAAAAATCCCCTTCCGTTTTGTTTTATTAATTGAGATAAACGCCTTTGAAATGCATTTTGGTTTGAGGATGGTTTAATTTTTATATTTTTTGAATTATTTAAAAATTTATTTTGAGTATTTTTTTGTTTTTTTAATGCAATATTTTTTTCTGGACCATCTGGCATATTATTTAATCCCCCACCTCCACTAAATTTTTTTTTATATAAATATAATAATAATAATATTATTAGTATTAAAAATAAGATTTTTTTCATTAAATTATATACTATATTCTAATATTTTTTATTTTTTCTAATATTTTTTATTTTTTCTAATCATTTTCTTCATTATTATTATTTTCATTATCAGTATCTTTAATTATCAGTATCTTCAATATCAGTATCTTCAATATCAGTATCTTCAATATCAGTATCTTCAATTATACTATCATCCGATAACATATTTAAATAATCTAAATTTTCTGAATCTTCTGAAATATTTAATAAATCATTTAGTTTAGTTTTATTTAATGTATTTAATGAAAATACTAAACATAACATAATTAATACTGCTACTTGACTATCATATGTAGCTGCATAGAAAATCATTGTAATTAATAACATTTTAATAATCGAATTATCAAATAATACAACTAATTCATTATTTAATTTAAATGATACAAAAATTATATAATAAATTAATACACATTTTATTATATTTAAAAATAATTCATTCTTAAATAATAATTCTATATTATTATTAATAAATTCAAACATATATTAATATATTATATTTTATTTTTTATTTTATGATTTACTACTTTCTAAATTAAGTTTTATATATAATTATTTTAATTTTTTTTTTGCTCTTAAATCAGAAGATTTACATTTTCTACAATTTGTAGCTCTTATATTTAATCTAGCATAACATTTACGACAAATCATTTTATCACAAGAATTTTTCTCAGCTAATTTTTTTAGATTAGGATCAATCATATAAACTATATTATATTTTTATTTATATTGTTTTATTTTTTTGTTTTATTTTTTGTTTTATTTTTTTGTTTTTACTATTTTATTAACTTCTTTATATTCTCTATTGTCATACAAAAATTTTACTATTTCTTGAGTTTTTTTTTCATCTCCAAAGTACGCATTAAATAAATTGATTAAACTTTTTTTTGAAAGTGATTTATATACTTTAGTTTTATTATATTTTAATTTACCACCCCCCATAGTTGGATTAATATTAATAAAATCTATTTCTTTTTTTTCCATATATGGTGCTAATGCATTTTTTGTTTTTTTTAATTTTTCTGATAATATTTTTTTATATTTATTAATTTTTTCTAAATCTTGTTCATATTTTATACATAAATTTGTTAATTTTTTCATTATTTCAATATCATTTTCACCACCACTTATTGTATTATTTATTGTTGTATCATTATTTTCACTATCTGTTGATAAATCTTGTATTGTATTAACATTAGTAAATTCCGGTTCGCTATCACTTTCGTAATGACTCATTATAATATCTTAATAATTTTATTTTAAATATATTATTGTTATTATTTTATTATTTTATTTAAGTTTTATTATTTTATTTAAGTTCTATTATTTTATTTAAGTTTTATTATTTTATTTAAGTTTTATAATATTTATATAATAGTTATTATTTATTTTGAATATGCAACTCTACCCATACCCGCATCAATTTTTAATATATTATAATTTACAGCATATATTCTTATATTACATTTTCTTTGTAATATAACAGATTCTTTAGTTAATGTAAACATTAAATTAGAAGTATCTACTTTAGAAAAATTACATGTTCCAGATGGTTGATGATCTTCTGGATATAATGCAAAAGAATATACATTTATACCAGTACTTGGTATATTAGTATGATGTTGATATGGTTGTAATAAATTAAAATATTTACCATCTCTAATTGAAAAACGATCATGTCCATTTATCTGTATTTTTCCAGCAGTGATTGGTGATTTACCCTTATCAAATAATGCTAGATTAACTTCTCCAGTACTTAATGTTTCTGCATGCACAGATCTAGAAGTAACATTGTAGAAACCAGCACTAGATAATACTGTTGAACTTGTTGCTTGACCACTAACTGGTGCTATTATTGTATTTGCATTATCATCAATAATAGGACTAGCATTGTTATTAATTGGTAAACCCCAAGATACATTATTTGAATTTCCACCAGTCATACCACCACCCATTGGATCATTTGGTGTACCACTGAAATAAGTTGTATCAATACTATCTGTAAAATTATAAAATTGTGGTCCACCCAAATTATTAGTATATGATATGTCTATATTTGATATAGGTTGAACTACCCATACTAATTCTTTTATTGGATGGTTAAAATTTAATTTTATTTTATTTGTTTGGGTATTTAATATTTCTTGGCCGTTGAATTGTAATTGATCTATTAAATATTCGTGTTTTTGTTGAGCAAATGTTCTACGCTCTTCAGTATCTAAATATATATAATCAATAAATAATGAAGCATTTACTAAAGTAGGTGGTTCCATTTTATATTTTCCAGTAGCCCAACAACACGAATTATGATCATTTAATTCTACTATAATTTTAACTTCATTATATTGTAAGGCTATTAATGGTAATGCTAATCCCGGATTCTTACAAAACCAAAACTGTAACGGTATATATAATGTTGTAGCGGGTATTGTTGTAATTGTTTCATCTGTATTTGAATTTCCTTGAACTACTTGAGTTAATCGTGGAACATTTCCTACCATATTTGCATATCCGCTTTGTTTTCCAGTTTTTTGTGACAATTCATTCCAAATATGCAACCATTCACCATAATGTTCATCAATTATTTGTCCACCTATTTCAATATGAACCTTCTTAACTATATTATGACCTAACCAATTTAACCATCTAAATTTATTTTCTGAATTAGTTTCACAATCTATTTTAGGTAATTGAACTGATAAATATACTTTATGAATCAAATCACCATTTTTTGATATTACACAATTTAATTTGCGTCCAAAATCTACTGTTCCATTAAAATGTTGTTCTATTGATTCCATTGAAAAATTTGTATGTTGTTTGTGTACCATTTTAAAAAATGTTATTTGGGGATTACCAGTTAAGAATACATCTTGTTGGCCCTTAACTACTAATTGCATTAAACCACCTCCCATATCTATATTTATTTATATATAAAAAAATATGCTTAAATGTATTTTATTATATATAAATAAATAAAAATATCAATAATATATATTATTAAAATGAATACTTCATTTAATTATAAGAAAAAAACTAGAAAGACTAATAAAAATACTAATACATTAGACCATCTTCATAACAAAAAAATAGAACTTATTAACTCTAATAAAAAAAAAATAATAACATATAAAAAAGAATTAGAAGATTTAGAAAAAAAATATAATAATATTTGTTCAAAAAAATATCTAAAAGAATGCGAATTAGATGAAAAATTTAATTTATATGATAAAATTCAACAAATAAAAGAATCTATTAAATTTATAGAAGATAATAGAGAAGAGGACGAATATTTATTGAATGTAGGCAATATATTATTTGAATATTATGATGATGAAATAACTAAACAAGATAATACAATAAAAAATGATACAATAAAAAATGATACAATAAAAAATAATATAATAAAAAATGATACAATAAAAAATGATACAATAAAAAATAATACAATAAAAAATGATACAATAAAAGATGACCCGATAGAATTTAATAAAATAGTAGATACCTCTGATGTATATCCTAAAACAAATTCAAATTCTTTATTAAATTATTTTAAAAAAAAAAGTGTTGATAATGTTTCAACTAAAGGTAAATTATTAGATGATTACTTATATATTATAGATAAATCACATGAATCAAAAAAAAATAAAATTATAGATGAAACATTATGTAGTAAATGTAATCATAAAATTAATATTAACTATATTGAAGGCCTATCTATTTGTTTACATTGTGGGGAACAATATAATATATTAATAGATTCTGATAAACCTAATTACAAAGAACCAACATATGAATCTAATTATTTTGCATATAAAAGAATTAATCATTTTAATGAATGGTTATCACAATTTCAAGCAAAGGAAAGTACTGATATTTCTAGTGAAATAATCGAAAAAATATTATTAGAACTTAAAAAAGAAAGAATTTTAAATGTTGCAAATATTTCTAATAATAAAGTTCGAGAAATATTAAAAAAATTAAAATTAAATAAATTTTATGAACATATTCCTTATATTATTAATAAAATAAATGGTAAACCTCCGCCAACCATTACAAAAGAAATTGAAGAAAAATTGCGTTTTATGTTTAAGGAAATACAAGGTCCTTTTGAAAAACATTGTCCACCACATCGTAAAAATTTTCTTTCATATTCTTATGTTATTCATAAATTTATACAACTATTAAAAATGAATGAATATCTTATTTATTTTCCATTATTAAAAAGTAGAGAGAAATTATATCAACAAGATAAAATTTGGAAAAATATATGTAAAGAATTACGATGGGAATTTATTAATAGTATTTAATAGAATGATCCATAAGTAATTTGTAATTAACAATTAAATTGTCCGAATTCAGAATAATCATCACCATTAAATGGTTCAAGATTAATAGAATCATTTAATTCTAATTTTAAATCCTCGTATTTAGACTTCTTTTTTTTATTTTCATAATCAGTTTCACACATATTTTCCCATGCTTTTGTAGCCTTATCTTTATCCATATCAACATCTTCACTTGAGTCTTCATCAATATCTGTTTCTTCATCAATATCGGTTTCTTCATCAATTTCATCAGACATTCCATCTTCAACATTAAAATCTTTTACATCAGTCAACTCACGTTCATTTTTTTTTAATTCTTTATTTCTTTTATCTTCATCCATTAAACGCATTATAAATGTATTATTTTCTTGTTGATTTAATTCAATATCATCCTTACCGGGTCGTTTCATAACTTTTCCAAAAGTATTACCCTTTCCTTCAACATCACCCTTTTGTCGTTCCTCTTTTCTTTTCATATTTTCCAATTCATTTGATATTGTATCTATTTTATCTTGTTCCTTTTTTATTTCATTTTCCATATCACGAATATCTGTTTTTACTCCACCATATAAAGTATTATTAGTATTATTAGTATTATTAGTATTAGTATTATTAGTATTAGTATTATTAGTATTAGTATTATTAGTATTAGTATTACATAATAAACATACTATAATAAATAATAATATGCAAATTAGTATTATACATATATTTATTTTTACCATTATATTATAATATAATATAATATAATATTAATTTATAACTTATTATTAACTTTAAATAAATATAAATACACGGTTTTTATTCAATTTATAATTTATTATTATATATATATACAGATGAGTAATATTCAATTAAAGAAATTTGATATGTCATCTATAAAACCAGATAAAGTTATTGTTCTAATAGGAAAAAGAGAAACTGGTAAATCATTTTTATGTAAAGATCTTCTTTATTATCATAAAAATATTCCAGTTGGTAATGTTATTTCAGCAACAGAAAGTGCAAATTGTTTTTATGGTAATATTATTCCCAGTATTTTTATTCATGATGAATATACACCAGAAACAATTGATAACTTTTTAAAACGGCAAAAAAGAGTTAAAAAACAAATGAAAGAAGATTTAGAAAAAAATGGTCATACATTAATTAACCCAAATGCATTTCTTATATTAGATGATTGTTTATATGATGCTAGTTGGGCTAAAGATAAAAATATTAAATCGTGTTTTATGAATGGTCGTCATTGGCATATATTATTTATTATTACTATGCAGTATCCATTAGGTATTCCTCCTAATTTAAGAACTAATATTGATTATGTTTTTATATTACGAGAAAATATTGTTTCTAATAGAAAACGAATTTATGATAATTATGCTGGCATGTTTCCAAGTTTTGAAGTTTTTAGTCAAGTCATGGATCAATGTACGGAAAATTTTGAATGTTTAGTAATAAATAATAATGCAAAAAGTAATCGTTTAGATGATCAAGTTTTTTGGTATAAGGCTAGTGATCATCCATCATTTAGAATTGGTGCTTCGGCATTATGGACTCATCATAAAAAATTTTATAATCCAGATCATGATGATAGTGCTGAAATAAAACCAACAAAAAGAAATTTTCAAAAAATAAATGTTAAAAAAATGAAAAAATAATTACTAAAATCATTGTAAAAAATGAAAAATAATATATATCATAATGTATGAATATACATTGTTATCATCTAGATAATAATTATATTAAAAATTTAAATCAACATTTAGATAATTTAAATAATAATTCAACTAGTATTATATCTGATTTAAATAAATTAGAAGAATTGCTTGAAGAAGTTAAACAATATAATAATAAGGGTTTTGATATAACTAATATTGTTAATTTAATTACTATTCATAATAATGATCTAAAATTATGTTTGAATGAAGTTTATAATAATATTAGAGAAATTGATAATAAATTTCACAAAGAAACTCAAGAGTTAAATAATAAAACAAATATTATTATAAAAAAAAATAAAGATAAGGAAGTTTCGGGATGTTGTTTTTGTATAAGACTTTAATTATCTAATTTTTGATTTATTTTATCTAATAAACAATCATAAATATTACCTATTATATTTTTTTCTATTGAATCTGGTATGAGTGTATTATTTTGCAATAATATATCTTGTACTACAATGTCCTTATTATCATAATAATAACTTATTATATCTCTAATATTTTGTTTTATTAAATATTTTTCATCTTCGGATTTATTAATTTTCTCTAATAATTCATCCATAGTTTTTATATATTCTTCTATTTTTAATTTTTGCTCCCTATTTATATGTTCACAGTTTTTAACTTTATTTTTTTCTATTTGTAAATATTTAATATTATTTCTATCATTATTTTCTAAATCTGTAATTTTAGTTTTTAATTCTTCTACTATTTTTTCAAAAGCAACTATTTCATCAACATTTTTATTATTTTTCTCCATTAATAATCTTAATTCTGTTTCCTTATTACTAAATTCTGCTTTTAATAATTCCATACTATTTTCATTATTTATTAATTCAGATTCATGAGATGCTACCAAACTATCTATTTTTTTTTTATTTATATTATTTATATCCATTTCTTCATCTAAACTTAATCTATTTTTAACTAAATCATTTTCTAAATTTTTTATAGCATCATTTAATACATTTATTTTTGTCTTATTTGCATTATTATCTGCTTGTAATTTATTATATTTAGAATCTAATTCATCATAAGCACTTTTATAACTAGTATACATAGAGTGTAAATTTCCCATATACTATTTATTTTAAAAAAAAATTATATATATTTAATTATTCTCTTTAATTATTCTGTTTAATTATTCTGTTTAATTATTTCATATTTTCTATTCAGTTTTAATCATTTATTTGTAATGTATCCATATTTAAAATATCTATTTCATTTGATTTATTTAAATTTTTTGATATATAATTAAATATAAATTTTTCCCATTTTTTTTTATTAATTTTATTTTTTTTGTTTATTTTTCTAACATTATATCCTTTTAGAGCAGCATTTATATAATTTACAGCTTGTATTTTAAAATCAGTCTCAATCTCATCTAAATCACTAAAAGATATAGACCCTAATTCATCATTTTCATCATAATTTTCATCATAATTTTCGTCATAATTTTCGTCATAATTTTCATCATAATTTTCATCATCATCAGTTGGATCAAAATTATCCATTTCTATATTATTTGATTGTGACATCTGAATTAGTTCATCATCTTCAAATGTAATTTCATCTATAATTCTTCGGGCTTTTTTAATTATATATGGATGTTTTATAACAAAAATACGAATATATCTTTTATGATTTCTGTTTTTATAAGTTAAATTACATTTTTTAATTAAATCAATTACATCATTTTTTGTATTTGAATTTGTTAAATCTAATTTATTTATATTTAAATGATTCATATTATTATCAATAAATATATTTAATAACATTGATAATAATACTGGATTATATAATGAACCAATATTGAATTTATAAGAATAATCAATAATATTATTATTATATATTATTAAAAATCTATCTATATCAAAATTTGCTATTCTAAATAACATAAATATATTAGGGACACATTTATAATTATATAATTGTTCATATAAACTAGTCAGTTGTCCAGTATTTAAATTATTATTTGTAAATGGATTTATAGGATCCTTACATAATACATCATATGTTTCAGTATCAAAATATGATAAATTACCAGCCAATGTTTTAATTATTGTTTCAATCTCGAAAAACCAAACACTATTATTTTTAATATCTCGTAAATAAATATTTTTATTATTCTTATTATATGGTTCAGCTGAAAGTAAATCAGTATCATTACATGGTTGTTTTTTTTTTAACATATTATACTTAACTATATTTACAAATCTTCTCAAAATATTATTTCTTTTTTTTACTTTATTACATAAATTACTAATAAATTTATTTACTAATTTATCTCTTTTGGTACTAAAATGTACATATCCTAAATAAAATGTTTTATCTTCTAAACTCATAAAAGGATTATCCAAGATATACATTTTTTTTATTTTACTTAATTTAGTTTTTGATTCAAAAGATGCTGTTTTAATCATACTAATATATGTATCATAATTTCCACCAAATCTATCTAATTTTTTTTCTTTTTCAGAATATAATGAATACATTTTAAATATAAACTATTTTAAATAATGTCAAAAAGAAAAATCAATTTTACTATTTATTATTTTATTATATTTTATTATAATATATTATGAAAAAAAAACTACAAATGAAAAAAACTAGTATTAATAATAATATTGATAATTCAGATTTTTATGATCATTATGCTAATTCTACAAATATTATTATAATATCAACTATTACGCCAATTTTAATATATTTTTTAATTAAAAAATATACAGATGATATATTATCTGATCCTAAATGTAATTGTGTTTTAGAAAAGTATATTACTGATATTAAAAATATAAGTTTATATTTAATTATAACTCAAGTTAGTTTTAATATATTACGCTTATTACAAGTTTCACCAACTATTATCATAATTGGTTCGCTTATAGCAATATTTTTACAAATAAAATTATTTATATGCTGGTTTAATATTACAAGTAATATAAAAAAAAATAAGTGTAAATGTGCTAATACAAAATTAAACACAATTATAAATATAATAATTTGGTTCAATATTATATTTTATTCATTATTAGTATTATTTTTATTATTTACTATTATTCCAACTTTAATTTTAATTAGTATGATTTACATAAATGGTAAAATTTAAAATATAAATAAATTAAAATTAAATTTATAAAATAACAAAAATAAAATAATTTAAATAATAAAATGATTGATATTGGATATTACTATAATTATTCATCCGAGACAGTAGAATATTACTATAGAAAACTAAAAAACAAAGTATGTGTATTTTATTATGAATATTTACATACACCTCCAAGGGATAATGTGTTCTTAAATATATAAATATATATTTTATTTTTTTACTTTTTTATTTTTAATTTTGTGATTCATTTTGTGATTCATTTTGTGATTCATTTTGTATTTTATATATTTTTCTTTGGTATGTACCTTCTTCATTTGAACATAGTAAACTATATAATGTATTACATACATTTCCTATATTATGATTATTATTTAAATCATCTTCTGTCAAAATATATTTTTGTTTTGAAACAATTATCATATAATGAATAGATAATCCTAATAATAATAATGAACCACATATTATATTATAAATTAATCCTAATGTAAATGATAAAGTGTTATATATTAATAAATTTATTGGTATTATAAACATTATAGAATTTGAATATAATATTAAATCAGCACTTTTAAATATCCATTTATATTTTTGAATACCAGCAATTATAAATTCGGGTTCTTCCGCACGACAACCTCGTAAATATTCATTTGTTATAAAACATATTACTACACCAAACATTGATACTAAAAATCCAGTAGATAACATAAAATATGCTATACTCATTTGTTGGGATTCAGTTAATGCTAAATTTTTTTCTAAAATTATTCCAACAAATTGAAAACCAGATAATAATATACCCACATTTAATAATTCACTATAATTACTAATTAAATCATCAAATGCTTGATTTAATTTATTTTTATCTAATAATCCGTATACACCATCTTCATTAGTATCTTTTTTTTCATAACAATTATATAATAATATATCAAAATAAGATCGACCACTCACTAATATTTTATGAATATCTTTATCTTTTATTTCAGCAACATCATCTTTTATTTTAACTAATGCCATCTGTAAATATATTTATAAATATATCTATAAATATATCTAAAGATTATTAATATATATATATATATATAATGAATTCTGAAGATA